GATAGGACCAATCAGATGCTGACTTAACGTCATCGACAGCACCATTAACAACAATATCATATGTTCCGTTAACGGATGCGCCATCCAGTTCCAGTGTAACATGTTCAGGTTCTTCATACTTTACTCCTGCTTCTTTGAGTAGACCCTTGAATACTGCCTCAACAATATCACCAAGCATCATGTTCATTACAAATGTAGTAGGCAATGGCAGTGCCGCCTCTGGTTTATTCTTGTCATACCAGAGTTGGCAAGTGGGGCGACCTACGTTTGACATACGCAGTTTAAAATCGCCCCGCTTTTTACCACTACCAAACTGCTTCTGCAGTGCTTCAGCTATGTCAGAAGAAACCTGCTCAATAGTCTCCTCTGACATTTCTGTTTTGCCTTGCACTGCGTCTTCCATATATTGATGGAGTGCGAGTTCAGCAGGGTGATGCATTACGCTACCTCTTCTTCAATTTCAATATCAACTAGGTCATCTACCATATCAATATCGTCATCTTCCATTCTAGAGTTAGCCTTCTCTGTCCACGCATTAATAATGTAGTTATTGTAATTATCAATCCATGACATGAAGTCAGCAAACAATGCCTGATCTTGATCAGTTAACTCAATGGTCTTGGTAACATCCAGCGATGCCACTGGCACATAATATGATGCACCCGTAGGAATCTTACGCTCACTGGTATTGGCAGTGATGATATGCTGGATTGGCAAGCGTTGCATCTTTGCCAATGTGGTGAAGCTAGAACCGATCTCCTTAAATGCGTCACGGTTATCAACCTCCCAAATGAATGGTGTAGAGTCTACCTTTACAGACTCACCCTGTTCATTCTTGGGGTCAATCAACTCCACCTCACCAAAGACAACACGTACACGCTTGATTGCCTTGAGCAAATCTTGCTGTGCTTGCGGGAGTGCCTTGAAGTCTTTGATGTATCCTGCGGGTTTACCACAGTTAAACCCACCGTCATTATCTTTGAGGTCAATGTCCAGTGTATCTGCCATCACGCTCTTGATATAACGATTGGGATTCTTTGCATCCCCCTGAACAAAACGCTTGTG